GGTCTGCCACCTTCATCTAATTCAAACTCAGCTTTTTTAATAATTTGCAAAACCGATTTTAACGATTCAGTTTTTGGTTTGATGTAGTTAGGAACTTTGTATTTAAGAATCGCAGTGCTGTCTTTTTTCGGACGACTAATGCGTTTGCCTTTTCTACTTTCAATTTCATTCTTTAAAACTGATTCTGCAATTTGAGCATCAGACTTTGATCGAAGATCGAGTTCGTAGTCCAACCCCATTTGCTCTCTTAGTTTGATTGATTGTTCTAATCGAGAATAAAGATAAGCAGTTATCTCCAGATCGTTTTTGCAATACTCTCTAATTTGCATTGCCTGCTCTTGAGTCAATTCGCTGTCGGGATCAAACGGCAGGTCTTGAAGTTTTTGCAAATGCATTCGACCGGCATATTGTTTTAAGCCGATCATGACTCCAGGTGCTACTTCTTGAATGTCAACGTGGTTGCAAAAGCCAACTTTAAACTTCCACTTTTTTTCAGCCTTACCAATGTGAAAATCTTCTTTTATCAATTCATCGCTAAGAGTTTTTAGCTCATTTGTATACAGACCAGAGCGAGCAGCAAACAGCATTGGTATGTCATAATTCTTGCTATTGAACCCAACAATTAAAAAGTTATTTAGAATCCAATCTAAATCCGCAAGATTTATTTCAGAACTAGGACTTCTTTCAAATGATATTGTTTTGCCAGTTTCATAACACATGAAATCAGCGAGGAAAAAGTTTGAGTAACACTCAATGTCAAACATGAATATTCGCTTTTTCTCAAACAATTCCTCATGACTCAAAGTGTTATTTTGTTTTTCCATCAAGTCTCTTTACCTCGGTAAAATGGCAGCAATCACATTCGCGATATTGAATCATTTTTTCCCAATTTGCTTCCCAGAAACCCCAATCGTGACCATCAGAACCGGACTCGGAATAGCGACAGCGAGTTTTTTGGAAATTAATAAAATGAATAAAAAACGCAATGAACAAAACAACTAAAATTGAAATTGAAATGTAGTAAAGCACTACTCTCTCCCTTCAGCATGAACTTTGGCACTGGTAATTGCACAGGCATGATCCGGTGGAATACCCTTGCCGATTAAGTGATTGTAAAAATTACCTACGTTTTCAGCGTACTCTTTTAGTTCCGCTTCCATCTGGCATTTGTGATGTAACCATCGCTCGTTTTCTCGTCGGCGTTCTTCATCTTCATCGCTCAAAACATATACTCCATTATTTCAGGGTATCCCTTCGATGGGATTTTAACTTTAATCCTTGCTGCCCTGCGACATTCAGAGAACATCTCTGCCGCTTTATCTACCGACTCCGGTATATCATCGCCATGGTGCTGCCTCCACCACTCATGAGCTTTGTGGCGAGCTAACCCTTTATGCTCAAAACAAAGCCAGACAGGGAACCCACGCATCTCTGGTGTAAAGTAAGTGACTTTTAAAGAAGGTATTTTCTTTTTGCGATGTATTTGGTGAGTGACGTGTTCAACCGGAAACAAATGCATGTCAGCTTCATCACGCTTAATTACAATTTCTTCGCTGGCTTTTGGTTTAATCTTTACACGAAAGATAAACTCATGACCGCAAATGTCACAAAACTTAGCTGTTGTGTGGTTGTAACCATCGCATTCTGGGCAAAGTTTGACAGGGACTTCGCCAGTACCTTTACCTCGTTTTTTAGGCACTCTCGGATCGTTAATCGGTCCAAGCCTGGCGGTGTTACCAGCAAAGTCTAGGATTAAACAATTTTCCTTACCACCGGCAATCATGGCCTGCCTGCGTTCCTCTTTGTCTCGCAATTGATCAAATGACCAGTCGGGATGGTAGTAAGGTCGAGTGCCTCTACCGTATTTTTGAATATGCAAAACGACCGATGTTGTTGGTCGCAAATCGACAATACAATCAACTTGCGGGTGGTCGAACCCAGTGGTCAAAATGCCATAACTGACAACTGCTCGATAGACTCCATCTTGAAACAAAGCCAATCGCCTGTCTCGCTCATCGTCATCCATTTTGCTGTGGACAACCGTTGAAGGAACTCCCATGTCGTTGAGCATCGTGTTAATATGTTCGCAGTTATCTACACCTGCGCCGAATACCATCCAGGATTTACGATCTTTGGCAACGTCACATGCCTCGGTTAACGACTCTCTAATAACAGAATCTTTGTCAACTGCTCGTTGCAAATCTTTTTGATTAAAGTCGTTTGCTAACTGTCTGACATCGCTTACATCGATAATGTTTTGCGTCATCGGTGTTATGAGATTAGACAGATAATAATCGTCAATAAACGACACAAATTCTTCCATCGATGTTTTATCGTAACAAACATCTGTGAACATTGAATCATCGCCATCGGTCAGCATGCCCTGCCCCATTCGGAACAGAGTTGCCGACAAACCAATAACCTTTATGCAAGGATTAATTTGACGCAATCCAGCAATTAGTTTTTGGTACATCGTGTTGTCGTTTGGCGCAAGCAAATGAGCTTCATCGATAAACATCAAATCAACGTGACCAAGTTGCTGATATTTTTTGTAAACCGATGCAACTCCGGCATAGACGATTGGAGCGTAGGGTTCCCAACGACTTAAACCTGACGAACAAACTCCGATTGGAGCAGTAGGCCAAATCCTTTTCATCGCTCGTTCGTTTTGCGAAATTAATTCTTTGACATGAGTGCAAAGCAAAAACTTGCTGTTAGGAAACAGACTAAAAGCCTGACTCATAAACATTGGTGGAATTACACTTTTGCCAGTCCCAGTCGGCAAACCAATCAATGGATTGCCGGTCTTTTGATTGAAATAATCGAACAACGAAACAACTGCTTCAGTTTGATATGGTCGTGGAATAAACATTAAATGCCCTCATGTAGTTCACAGCCTGATTTTACCACATGATCGGGAATTATTTGGTCAGCTAAAGTGCATTTCCATTCTCCGTTTTCCACAGGCTTTGAATGTTTGCATGATCGACAATTTACATCGACTGCATCGTCGTAATGACAAATGTCTTTAAAATTGCACCATTTGCAAACAAAATGACTTGCCGACATGGAAATTTTAGCAGGCGGTTCCTGGGAATTGATAATGGATTCCGCTTTCATCTCCATGTCTTTGCCGACTTCGTGATTAAGTTTCAAAAACTCAATGTAAATTTCATCGGTGTTTTTATTAACGCAAATGTAAAGTGCGTAATTGATGGCCTTGCTCGCACCGTAAACGCACATCTGCGTCCAGTGAAGTGGCTTGTCAACTTTAACGCCATCTTTCTTTAAACGTCGAAACTGAGTCTCTGCTGAGGTTTTAAATTCGTAAAGTATCGGCTCATCAAATTTAAATTTTTCTGGAAGATAACCAATGGCATCAAGCGAACCGCCAAAATGACCATTGCATTTCAAATCAATTCGATGCTGATCTTGGCCTTCAGGTGCTGGCAAAAATCGGTGACCTGATTTTTCAAGTAATTTAATTATTGCTGGTTCTTCTCGATGACCTCGATTAAACAATCTCAAGACTTGACCGTTAGTTCTAGTTTTTGAGCTAAAGTCAGCTTTCTTTACCCAGCGAAACGTATACCAGAGTTTACGACTGCAAGCATCTCCAATAAGACTTACGCCAAGGTGTTTTCTGTGACCATCTTCAAATAAATCAATTGACGCATCTTCAATTTGCAAGTCAATTGTATCAACCAATAGTTCGACATCGTTTTTGTTGTCAGGATCAAACGTCATTTTTATCTCCAAAAAAGCTAGGTAGATTTTACTCTACCTAGCGTTGCAGTTTTTGAAAAATTACTGTGGCGGTCTTGCCCATCCAGGTTTCGCAGCACCGGCGTTAACATCGCCTCCACCCTTAGAATCAATTGAGCTTTGGATGCCTGCCATTGTTGAAGGAGCAGGTGCAGATGCTACAGGTGCAGGTGCTGGTGCAGGTGCAGGTGCTGGTGCTGCGTTCCCTGCTGGAGCAGATACTGCTGCTTTTTGCTGCCCTGCTCGGTTACCATCAGGATCAAGAATTTTCTTGACCTCCGTGTAGCCCTTCGCAGCGGCCTCCTCTCCCTTTTGCAGTCCAACAACAACTCTAAACGGACGATTGTAAAGATCACCTGCTAGTGGTTGAGATAGTGGTTGTAACCAACCGCAGCAGTGGCAAATTGCAGAAAGATCAGCGCGAGCAATGTTTACTGCTTCTGCCGACCGGAGGTGACCAAGGTTAAGACCGTAGAAACCAGTCGTACCTGCCAACGCACCCTCGGTAATTTTCAGTGAAAAAACCAATCTTTGGCCTGCTGAAGCATCTGCAAACGGTTTCCATTCTGCCGACTCAATGATTACTAGATGACCATTTGCATCTGACACGGGAAGACTGCCCCCACCACCGGATGCTGGCTGAACTTCCATCGGATTAAAACCGGCTAACAAATCATTCATACTAAACACTCTCTTTCATTCTTGAAAAAATTGAATTTAAGTTGGCGTACTCAAGTTCGCCAAACTTTCCGTAACGACTTTTTGCCGCAATTTGCGGTGTTCGCACTGTGCGAAAAACTCTGTGCTTTTGCTGCGTTTCATCAGCAGGGTCAACGTAGATTTCCATGTGAAAAACTTCGCCAACCAGATAATCAAGCATGTTTTGAATTTGCTTTCCAGGAAATGCCGGACTCCAAATTAAACCGCCTGTAGTTTGATCCTGAACTTTTTCTTCTTTGCAAAGAAAAACAACTTGATAGCCAAGTTGGGTGAATCCACGAAACTCATGTATAATTTGCATAGCCCAATCAGCCATCTCACCATACGCTTTCATTGGATTTTTAAAACTTGCTTTGTTCAGTCGGAGCCACATCATTCCTAATTCAGTTAGGTCGTCAAGAATGATTGTCTTAAACTGATTTGCGTTGTTAAAATTAGATTTTACCAACTTAATAAATTCAGCAATGTCGCTTGGGTTTTTAATTGAAACAAAAGGTACATCAAATTCACGCAGACTGCTCAAACCCATGTCAACATCTACAACAATAGGGCTTTCGCAAGTCTCAGGATTTGCAAGACAGGTCTTGCCTACCCCTGCTGCACCGTAAACGAGAATTGCCGGACTCAATGTCGAGTTTTTCGTTGATTCAATCTGCATCTTTGACCTCATAGTCATCTCGCCAAACTTTTAGTTCTTTTGGTGCTTCTATTCCAACTTTCACTTGATTGCCTTTGATAGCAACAATTGTAAGTGTTATGTCGTCACCAATCGTAATTCTGTCATTTTCTTTTCGTGAAATAACAAGCATCGGTTCCTCCGATTAAAGAATGCCCGACCGGAGTCGGGCGATTTAAGATAAGCCGACAACTATTTAATTTTTAGTTGTGGACTGCCAGCTTTGATTGTCAGGACGCTTTCTACCTGACGTAGCAATTTCATTGTCTTGCTAGATTTTACACCAGCAGCACGTTCAGCGTCAGCAATCTTTTGCAATTGCTTGAACTCTTTGGTGTTTAGCTTTGCTGACCAGCTAAACAGTCGCAAGCGATCTTCGGGAGCAAGATTTTCAGCGAGAGACTGTGTCTCGCCATTCTTGTTCTCAAGACTGTAACGCTGGCTTTTCGAGATTGACAACACGCCAATCTCTGTGTCAACATTTTGAGTTCCCTCAAGAATGCTTTCATCAGCAAATCGATCCAACACTTTCTGGCGAAGTTTTGCTTCCTCCGCTTTCCAGCTTTGCATTGCCTGCTGCGCTTCACGCCACTGAGCTACAAGTTCGTTTTTTGTCATTTGTCTTTCCAATCATTTGGGGGTTAAAGAAACTTGTGAGATAGAAAAGGTATCGACTACAGTTTCTGTCGTCAACACTATTTTTTAAAAAATTTTCTTACTTGACATAAAAAAGCTAAGTGAATATGTTTCTAGCTCAACTTTTTACTTATTTTTTGGAGTTTTTTCATGGCAAGGCTTAAAAAGCAAACCGGCAAATCTTTTGTTGAACACGTTCGTCAATTAGTAATTAATCGACCCAGGCCGTACACGTTTGAAATAATTATTGACAGTATTGAGCCTGAAATTTCAATTCAATGGCTTTCAAACTTCTGCAACGGCAAGGTTAAAAACCCAAATGCTGATGTTGCAGTTGCTCTTTACAATCTTCTTTCTGAAGAACCGCTTAACTTTTAATTTGAGGCAAAAAGGATGTTGCAAAACGTACCAAATGAAATGCGCGAGTATGCGCAATGGGTTTGCTATCGAATTGAAGGGTTAGGAAAAAAGAAAACGAAAATACCATACTGCCCACAAACTGGCAGACCTGCATCTGTAAAGAATCCTGGACAGTGGACGACTTACGATGTTGCTGTCTCTTGTTTAGTTTCTGGAGAGTATCACGGGATTGGCTTTGTTTTAACACACAATGACCCATTCTTTTTTGTCGATTTAGACGACATCGATTGCCCTGATGCTCAACAAAGACAAATTGATATTGCTGCGGATTTTGATACTTATCAAGAAAGAAGTCCATCAGGTAGCGGACTGCATATTATCGGGAAAGGCAGTGTACCATCAGGTCGCAGGGTTTCCAAACTTGGAATTGAAGTTTACTCAAACGAACGATACATGACCGTGACAGGCGATGTATTTGACAACAAAAATGAAATTAAACTTGAGCAAGCAAAGTTGTCGCTACTTTGGGAAATGCTTGGTAGTAATCGTGGAAGAAGTGTTGAGGTTCATAGCGGTCAAGAACCAGAAGTTGATGACGATCTTACGGTCTACAACAAAGCTGCCGCCGCAGCGAATGGCGAAAAGTTTTTAGATTTGTGGAATGGTAACTGGCAAAAATATCATTTTACCCAGTCAGAAGCAGACTTAGCTCTATGCAATATTATTGCTTTTTGGACTCCGAACAAAGATCAACTGCGAAGAATGTTTTACAGATCAGGCTTGTTTCGAGCAGAAAAATCAACTCGGCCTAGTTACATCGAACCAATTTTGAAAATGGCTTATGACAAAATAGGTTCAACGCTAAATTTTGACGTTTTGTTTAATGAACTGCAAGTTTTTAGAAAAGAAATGCAATCGCCTACATTGCAAAAAGAGACATATCAAGCACCGTTGTTTCAACAACCAGTCAAAATCGAAAAACCGAAAAGCACCAAAGGAAATAGCTGGGAAGAATCATCAATCCCAAAACCGCCAGGAATCATGGGGCAGGTGGCAGAATACATTTACGAACAAAGTCCGTATCCGATTCCCGAAGTTTCGATCTGCGCGGCAATCGGATTTATGGCAGGAGTTTGCGGCAAAGCCTACAACATATCAGACAGTGGTTTAAATCATTACGTCATGTTGTTGGCTAAAACGGGGACAGGTAAGGACGGTGGTCGCAAAGGCGTAAACAAATTGTTCAATCATTTTATAGATCAGTTTCCAATAGTAGGCGACTTTGAAGGCCCATCCGATTTTGCCAGTGGTCAATCAATTGTGACTCATCTGTCAAATCACAAAACCGGATGCTTTTTAAGTGTACTTGGAGAGTTTGCAGTTAAACTTTGCGAAATTTCAAACGACAAATTCGGTCCGCATGTCAGCCTAAAAAGAATGCTGCTTGATTTATTTACGAAATCTGCAATAGGTGACAGTTTTAAACCAACGGTTTATTCAGACGTGACCAAAAATACAAATTTAGTCAAGAGTCCGTGTTTAAGCATTTTTGCCGAAGGTCAACCCGAATTGTTTTTTCAAAACATTAATGAGCAAACGGTCGAATCTGGATTGATACCTCGATTTACTTTTATTCACTACGAAGGGAAAAGAATTAAGAGAAAAAAGAATTTTTCACAAACCGTAATCAGCCCCGAACTTGAAAGCAATTTAAAAAGTTTGTTTTCTACAGTTTTTACTTACATGAATGCTCAGTCCGTAAACCAAGTCGAAATGGACTCCGAAGGTGATAGAATTTTGGATGAGTTTGATGATCACTGCGATGAAATGATTGATAGCCACAATGGAATGATTCGTCACTTGTGGACTCGATGCAGTTTTAAAGCATTAAAACTTTCCGCTTTGGTCGCAGTCGGTCTTAATCCAGTTAAACCAGTGATAACTAAAGAATGTGCTGAATGGGCAATAAAGGTAATTTTGCTAGACATAGCAGAATTGAGCAGTCAGTTTGAAGCCGGTCGAATTGGTGGTGATCACGGAGAATTGTTGCAGCAAACCGAGGTCAGGAAAGCAGTCCAGGAATACTTGATGTTAGATTTTGCCAAAGTCAAGCCAATTGGAACATCGCTTTTAAACAAAGACATGCTTGACCACGGAGTTGTTCCTATGTTTTACCTGTCCCATAAATGCATTAGGAAAGCATGTTTCAGGAAAGACCGCATTGGAGCAACCAATTCGGTAAAAAGAGCGTTACAGTGCCTATGCGACAACGGAGAACTGTATCGATTAAAGAAAACAGAATCGCAAACTCAATTCGGCTTTTCAGGCGAATGTTTTGCGATTCTGAATAAAGATATTTTAGGTGAAGTTAGACAACGGAAGTTTGAAAGCTAGAAAAAATAGCAGCAAAAAACATTAAAGCCAAAAATCCAACACCTAAGACAAAACTGCCCCAAACAAAAATTAAGCAGCAATAAATATAAACTTTAAAACTAAGCGAATCATTTTTTTGTAAAATCATCTAAATCTCTCCCATGACTTCCATTCAATTGAATGCTGATTTTCTTGGACGTAATCCATCAGCATAAACTCAAACGCTTTTTTTGAGATCGGATTTAAATCAACCGTTTCAGCGCCTCCCACGTAATCGAGATAGATTGAATGAATTTCCAAATCAAGGATTTCAATTTCATCCGGTGTCGCTGGATGCCCAGGATCGCCATTAGATAGGTAGCGAACCTCTGGTTCACCGTGTATCAATTGCAGTTTAAAAGTGCAATCAAAATGGAGAGTTGGATCACCTTGGTCATTATAAATCGCAAAGCAATTCCAATGCTCATCTAATAAATCAATGTTATCTTTTTTCATTAGTGTACCTCCGGCAAATAAGTTGTAATTGTTTTACCAGTGTTAGCCACGCTGCCAGGTTTCGTGATCTGGTGTACTGCAACACCTGCCCCGTTCCCTTCGTCATCTCTCTGAATGAAAATTACGCTTCCATCATCTAAAGCGAGGTAAGGAAAATTTTCGGAATCATATCCGACAAAAGCAATTTTCTTGCCCTTCACTTTCTTTTCAAATGTTTTCGCAAGTTTCTTTTTTTGATCATCGGTCGTATTAAACATCAGTTTTCCTTTCGATAGGTTTCACAAATTTCGACACCGTCTGAATCGGTCACAAATAAACGAGTTTCGACGATGTCTTGATCAAGAATAAATGCTTTACACCATCTCCTAGCGTTAGAGACACTGCGAAAGCAACTAATTGGCAAAGCATCGACTTTGCCGTTGTAAAATTCAATTTGAAGCACAGTTTTCCTCCAAATTACAATTCAAAGCACAAAATAAAATGCAGAAAATTCGCCCACCTATCAGGGTGAATTTGATTGACCATTCCGCGATCACAAACCCAAGATTTGCGGTCATCATTAATGGTGTATGCACAAAGAGAATGTTCGTCGTGGATTTGCCAATTCTCTAAAATCAACAATTTTTTCTCAGCAGCAAACGCTTTGAGATCGACAAAAAATTCGCACCCACAATCGGTGAGCATTTTTTCTTCAGCAGGTGTCGGATTGATTTCCCACAAGTACAATTTTGGTGACAACATAATCATATTAAAAACTCCAGTACAGCAAATAAAGAAGTAGAGATATTGCTAACACGGTAATCGCAATTGCAAGGCCGGTTTCTACTTGTTGGTTTTCACTTTCAATTTGGTCAATTTGTTTTTTACAAGACTCCACGGTGAGTCCGAATCCCTGCCGGTGGTCTTCACCATCTTCGCAATCGAAATGGTGAAAATCGTAGTCAGGCGAAAGCGCAGGATCGCCAGGTTTTGGGTTGTAGGCGATTACATAATTTCGATAGTGCGTTCGGTAAATCTTAGTTTTTACTGTCATTGCAATCCTCACAAACATTAGTTTCATCATTAAAAAACACTTTTAAACAATTCGCGCATCGATTTATTTTTGGCAAAACATCGATCAATTTTTGATTTCTAAACTTACGATCAATTTCTTGATCTTCGCCAAGAATAAATTCTCGTAACTCAATGAACCCACAAGCCGTCACGCAAACGAAGACGCTCTGTAAGCTATTAACGCGGTACATCTCAATATCATCGTCTGCATTCGGAATCCGCGTTAAAAAGCCGATTTCGTCACCGTAAAAAACGGTTTTAAATCGTGTCAAAATTCCAAGTTCAAACGTGAAACTGCCCAAAAGCCATTCAAACAAATTGTTTAAATAGTTTGTTTCAAAAATAACTTGCGGTTCAAAAAATGCCGTTCTTCGTACCACGGTAAAGCGCTTTTTATTTATTTCTCGCTGGCTTGGTATTTCGTGATCAATCCAAACAGCGATTTCGTGGTTATCATCAAGCACAGAATCGGACAAAACAAAACACGGACACGAATCATTGTGCCAGGACACATCATGGAACATGGTGGTCTTAAAATGATTAGGTACGTTGATTTCAGGAAAATTTTCTTCGTGAGACATTAGCTAACACTCCAATGATCAGCAGGAATGGTTGTAGTTGCGTACTTAATCATATCGAATCCGAAATCCCACATTGAGAAATCTTGATACCAAGACTTTGGTAGGTAATCTTGAGAGAAAAATTCGACAACGGTTTCAATCCGAACCATTCCCCCATATTCGTCAAGCAATAGGCACAATTCTTGACGGTCACCCGAATCCGAAACAACAAACAAACGCGCAATCCAACCGGCGCAATCATCGGCAGAATCCCAGTAGACTTTTATGTCGATTTCTTTTGTATTCGACGAAACATAATTCAAAATTTTTTCAGACATCTCGATTCCTCATTGAAACAAAACAAAACAAAAAAAAACCGAAACAATCCCGAACAGCAATTGTCCAGGATTGAATCGGTTATGGATTTTTAACGCAAAGTGTAAAGCAGGCGATCCGATAGACGCTCGACATCTTTCCGCGCGTTATGTGAGCAGTCCTTAAGCCTGTTGATCTCATTTTCGAGATCGGTTACTTCTGCTTTCAAAACATATTTTTGTTCCTGTAATTCGATTATCGAATTTTTTAGTTGGTCAATTTCGGTTGCAAATTCGCGGAAATTGCCGAACGCAAAATCCGAATTGACTTGACCGCGAAGCATTTCTAGCGAATCAAGAAGAATGTCCGAAAGCAAAGTATCTTTGATTTCATTAAAACAAAATTGATGCAATTTCTTAATCTGTAGCGACTTCGACATCTGAACAGCCATTTTTTACCTCATTGAAAAAACAGGGGAAACTTACTTGAAGCTATAATTTAAAAACTATATCGAACCGACACAAGCCGAAACTTGATTGAATCCGAATTTTTTATCGAACTTGAACCCGACAGCATTTGCCAGGATTCGACAGAAAAATTGATTGAAAAAAAAACGGCTTGCCGTAATCGACAAGCCGAATAGGTTTCAAATTAGCTATATGCTTTCCAAATTTCGCGGTTCGCGAGATGTACTCCGAAAGCGTATTCCAAAATTTCGCGCCGTAATGCTGGTGGAAAATTTCGCCAGCATTGCCGCAAACCGCGCTTGACCTCACGCGCTACAAATAGCCAGGATTCGCCACAATGTAATCGATTCACAAAAAATTCGATTCTTGATTTTTCCGCGCCGGACAATTCGAAATCTAATTTTCTGAGGATTTTACCGGCGCGCGTGATGAAATCACCATGATAAACCGCCAGGATTCGCCCACGGGTTTCAAAATGCCCATCGGCAATCAATGGCGCGCCATATAATTCAAGCGATTTAAGCGCGGCAGATTCGCGTTTGTATTGCTTGAATTTGTTAGGATCACAATTAATACCCCATAGGCCATTTTCAAGAAGAAAACGCCCATCAGATTCTCTTTCGACAATCCAGCGCTTACCGGCAAAATCACAGCGCAAAAATTCAGAATCCATTTTTTTACCTCATTGTTAGGACTAAAAAACGCAAGCAATAACCCGCCAGGATTGGAGGGCTATTGGCTTCCGGCTTTTAATCGGCTTTTAGTGTTTAGCGTATAAAACCACCAAAACGCGCTTATCGGAACACGCGGTACAATCCCCGCATTTTGCAACGGTTCCCGAATAGCCGCGCGGTTTGATTTTTGGACAAACCACAGCAGATTGACCACCGGCGCGAATTTTACGCGCTATTTTGTGCGCCTCTTTTAATCGTCCGGCAATCCCTAAATTGTCGTAAGAATCCCCAACAACGAAAGCACGCGGAACCGTTGATTTAAGACAGGCACGCAGACTTTGAACCGATTCGCGGACAACAACCGCCCCAGGTTTCACCGAATCACAAATCGCTTGATAAAATCGGCGCTTGCTTGAAGACTCGACCGGAAAATGGATTTTCGAACCCGATTCTACAATTTCCGCAATCATCGCGCTAAACGCATCGACGAAACCGCGAATTTTTCGCGCTTGGGATACCTTGGGAACCGAACCGCGCGAAGACAAACGCGCCCAGCAATTGCGCAAATTACGGAATTGCAACCGCGCAGAATTGCATACCTGGACTGGCGACAATTCGCGGCGCTGTCCAGACTTCCTTAAATTACCTTGGCGCTTTTCGGAATTGACCGCGTAGCAACCGTTGTCGTACATCCGGCAATTTTTATCGCAGTAAATCGAATGACCACCGGAAGCGCTAAAATTTATCGTTTTGCCGGTGTCATTCGCTATGGGAAGCGAACCCAATGGAAAATCAATTTTCGACATTTTCTAACCTCATTGTTAAATCGAACAAACAAACAACTACGCGCCCGCCAGGATTCGACAGGCGCGCCGTTGTTGGTTTCCCCGTTG